CTGAGAAGGACTAGCGTATTGAGTAGTAACTTCAGGAACTATTGAAGTTTGACCTCTTCTTAATAATGCAGATAATCCTTCACCTGAAACATCTCCCATTGCAGGTGGAGGAGGAGGACTTGGTAAGTTTGAAAAATCATCAAATCCTGGCATCTCGCCAAGTGCTTGATTAGGTAACATGCTAGCTTCAGCAGATGGAGTTGCTCCTCTTCTTAAATTTTTAAGCATCTCTAAACTTTCATTGCTTCTTTCAACATTTAAGTTTCTAGCATAATCTCTGCTAAAAGGATTCAATGTTTCAGATATAGTTAGTTTAGGAGACTCACCAGAAACAACTCGATTTACACCTTGTTCCATAAACTTACCAGATGTTTTACTATCTGTTATAAAATCTTTAAAAGACAAATTAGGATTTCCTCTTCTTGCTAATAAAAAATCTCTTCTTGTTTTAATAGCATCTAAGCCTGTTTTCCCTGCGCTTTTTATATTTTTAGCTCTTTGCCTATCTTGTTCTTGAGCAGTCCTCATTCTTTGCTGTATTTGCTTTAGTAAAAAATTTACATCAGAGCGAGCTTGTCCAACTCCCCCTGCTCTTTGTTCTAGTAGTTCTTGTATTGTTGCCATAATATATCCTTATTTAAAAATCGTTACCACTCTGTATTCGTAAAGCAGAAGCTCTAACTGTAGCATCTTGACTGTCATTATTTGTCCATCTTATTCCATTACTTGCATCCCAAGATAAACTTCCTGCTGTAGAACCTCCATTTGTATCATTAATATCTGTTACAATATCATTATAGACACTTGCTCCTGCTGCTGTAAAATAAACATAAAACATTTGAAAATTTATTTTTGAACTAGAATAATAATAAACAACAGAAATTTGCCAAACAGTTCCAGCTATATTATCATCGTTAGCGTTTGATACTATTGTTAATGTATTTCCATTTGTAACTGTTCCAGATGCTTTATAGGTAATAGCTCTTAGTAAATGTTGAGTATTTATTGCTTCAAATTCAGTATGTCCAGTCTCTCCACTTGAAGTCATTGTATCTAAATTAGTTGTAATCGAACTACCAGAAGGTCTATACAATTTCATTATCTCTGTTATTTCATGTATTTTTACCCTTTTAGGAGTTCCGCTTGTTGGAGAAATACTATTAGTTCCAGCTTGTAAATCAATATGCTCACTAGCTCTCATTTGAATATTAGAAGCAGTTCCTGTATTTGGGTCTTCTGCTCTAATTAAAATACCATCTTCACTTCTAACATCTATTCCGTCTCCACCACCTTTAGAATTTCTATTATCACATTCTAAAAATATGCTATTTTGAGAAGAACCTATATTACCACTATCTGTTTTTAAATGTATTCCTCTAAATGCAGATGCATTATTATTATCATTAAAAAGTAATATTGTTTTAGCTGTATCAGCTCCAGATGTTTCAATAGTTACATCTCCAACAGATGTTAAAGTAAATGTGTTTGAATTATCCCAATCTGTTGTTGCTGTATTCCAGTCGCAAGTTCTTGTTACATCTAATTCATAATCTTGCCCTACGCCTACATCTAAGTTTTGAGCAGATGTTAAATTTATATCATTTGCGCCAGTAGTTGTTAATTCAATGTTATTTGCTCCACTAGCTGTAAATTTTCCATCAGCCGTATCTATTGTCGTCTTATCTAATTTAGCCTCGCCATCAACCGTTATATCGCCAAATACAGTTAAATCATCACCTATCTGTGCATCATCAGTAGATGTAAGCTGTTCAGCTTGTACAGTTCCTGAAGCTGTTACACTATTAACGGATGTTATACTTTGACTGCCCATATTTAAATCGCCTGACATTGCTCTAGTCCCAGAAACAAGCAAATATTGAGTATGGTGGTCAGTTCCTAACCCAGTTAAAGAACCATGCTGTCCTACTCCACCAGAAACACTTTGCCTATTGCTTACAGGCGTTCTCGCTTTTGGCATTTCTCCGCTAGAAGATATAGCAACCCATTCATTGTTTGTTTTTAAAAACTGAACAACTCCAGAACCTTTTATATTTCTGTAAGCTACATCTCCTTCGTTTCCTTCTCTTGAGTTTGGAACACCTGAACCAAGAGTAGGTTGATTAGACTTTTGATGTAATAATTTTCTTTCTTGTCTATTTAATGCCATTACTTAACACTTTTCATTCTATAAATAATTGTTATATCATTTATTTTAAAACCACCACCTACACTAGACTCTCCAAACTGCAACTGTAAAGAAAAACAATTATTAGCATCTGAATTAAATTTATATTCTGCTTGAGTCCATTCTGGTTGACTATTAGCAAAAGCAGTCACAGCAACTGGAGTATTTGTTGGAGTAGTGTCTCCATTTACTCCGTATCTAAAACTAGGTACACCACCTGTACCAGAAGTGTAAGATATATAAACTTTATAAACTTTTTTTCTTACAGATGGTTGGCCAAAATCAATATCTTTAGTAATAAATTTTACTGGATTTCCAGTAGAAGGAGATGCATCCCATGTCATAACATCAGAATCTGTATTTGTTAGATAAAACAACTCTCTATTTGCGTTATTTGCAAAATTGGTAACTCCTCCACCTACATCGTAAGCTAAAACTTCACCTCTTGTCCAAGCTTGAATTACAAAATCATATATTAAAACATCCATATTTTCATTTTTTATTAAAATTTGTTTACTTTGAGGTATATGTCCTATATGAGCAGAACTCATATCTAAATCATCTGCACTACCATCTTCTGCATCTGTTACAAATGCTTCCCAATATGCCTCGCTCAAAAGTCTTCTCCCTTGTCTTTCTAATAAATTAATTACATCTCTACCTGTATATAAATATGCTCCCAACTTATTAAACCAAGCTATACCAAAATCAGTTTTTACAACATGATAATCAAATGCAACACCTTTTCCTTCAACCGTTTCCTCTAAAAAATCAACACTTTCAGCAACATTTATAATATATAAAGTTTTTTCTTTATACTGTAATATTCTGTCAGCAAAAGTTTCTAGTTTAACAATGCTTTCTCCGTCGTTAACAACAACATCTATAGCTCCTATTTTATCTGGAAAAACATCAAAGTTATTTATTTTACTTTTTATTATTCTATCAGGATAGTTTTTTCCATTTTGTCTTACATTACCAATATATGTTCTTCTGCCTTGAACAACTGCTGTTTTAAACTTTGCTTCAATAGACTTTACAGAACCACTATATCCATTTATAGTTTTAAATGTATCTATAACATTAGCAGACAAAGGAGTTATTGCTTTTACAATAGCACATGTTTTATAAAATGTTTCTCCTGTAGGTGTTCCGTCTCCAGTTACATTTGTCATAGAATAAGCTAATGTATCTCCTTCAGGAAACCATTTAAAACCATTATCAATAAAATCAATCTCTCCTATTAAATAAAAATTATCATTTTCTTCTAGTTTATAATATAATCTTGAACCAACAATTCTTTTACTTAAAGAATATGCAGGTGTACTAGCACTATTATAAGGGTTTATATAAGAATCAAAATTAAATAAAACTGACTCTCCTGATACATTTAGTTTATTTACATTTCCTGAACCAGTATCTGTAAACTTAAAAGGAAGAGACTCTTGTTTTTCTTCATCATATAGATAAGAATGATAAAATTCATATATTCCAGGTTGAAAACCTGATACAAAAGAATTTTTAGCTAACACAGGGCCACTAAGCCAAAATGTAGGACTGGCAGAGCTACCATCTCCATCAACAACTTGTAAAACCCATCTAGTAAGAGTATCTCCAAAAGTATATTCTCCACCAGTTGTATTATTTATTGAACAAACAAGTAAGTTCCAAGCATCAGAAATTAATTCTTCTTTTGTAAATCTATATTTAACAGCAACATTATCTCCACCATCGCTATCTGTTGTGTGACAGGTAATATTTACTCTTTTTAAATCTGCATATTCAGAAGCTGTTATGTAAAATCCCATTACAAAACTTTGTTCTTCATTTATTGAAAAATCTTGACTTACATCTTTTATTGTTGAAAGAGGCTGACTTGCAGATGAAGTTGCCTTAACATTTACATTTCCTATTAATGGATAGTAAGTAGTATCAGTAGTAAGATTAACATGAGTTCCAGTCCAGTCACCATGAGCATTTGGCAAAAGCTCATTAAACTGTAAACCTACTCTTAAATTAACGCTAGATACATCTGCTACATCTTCTCCGCTTGCATCGGCTACATTGCCAATATATTCAGATGCGCTAGAATTAACTCCATTAGTATCACTACCAGCAAAAGGAGTAGATATTAAACAATTACCAATAGTAGGAGATTTTATTTCTTGATTAGCTTGAGTCCACCCAAGAGGGTTTCCAGTAGTTACAATAGAAACTGTAAATCCAGAATTACCAGCATGAGCATCGGTTTTTTCACCACTATCAATTAATGTTATAGTAACTATGTTTGTATCAGCGCTTGCATTAAATTCTGAATTAGCATTAATAGATGCAGCTACTTGAGTTGCGACTGTATTTGCGCTATCGTTTGTAGAAATGCCAGTTACTTCTATATTATGAATATAACTTCCACTTCCAGTAGGTTGAGAAGTTCCATTATTATCTACATCTATCCAAATTTGATACTTATGATTGTCAGCTCCATATATATCAAAATATTTTCCGTCTAAACTACCTGAACTATCACCTACACAAGTAACAGTTATTTTTTCAAATCTTTCTAAGCTAGCATTTAAACCGTTAAATCTATTTTCTCCTATATAACCAAAAAATTTATTGCTAACAGCATCATCAAACTCTCCATCTGCAACTCTTAAATTACCATCTCCGACATAAAAAACGGGCAAATCGCTATCAAAAGTAGTTATTTGATTAGCATTCCATCCTCCGCTATCTCTTATATCAATAGCGCTTTCACCATCATCATATGCGACAATAAAGGTCTCAATACTACTTGTGCCATCAATTTTTTTATCTGAAGACATTGTAAACAAACCTCTATTTGGCAATATTTGTAATGTGTGGCTTGTAGTTGCATCTCTAGTAAATTGACCTAAAGTCTCTAATCTTCCAATGTTACTTATATTAACACCAGTTAAATCAAGGGATTCTTTTTCATCCATGTCTCTAGGGTCTGCATTTGTATTTAGTCCCCCATGAAACATTTCAATTTTATATGTTTGCTTTGCCATTAGCTTCCTGTATTCATAAATGGCGCTAATGCATTATTATATTCTCCTATAAGCTCTTGGTATTGAGAGCGATGTAGCGATACAATTTCAGGGTCTTCGTCTTCATTAAAAAATGTAATCTGTCTTTGTTTTAATCTTGCGCTAGCACCGATAACCAAAGCATGTTCTAGCTCATCTGGGAATTTACTTACAGAGCTAGCATTATGCTCAATAGTAGGATTGTCCATAGAGTAGAATCTGCAAGGGTTATTAGTCGCTGGTTCAGGATAAACATAAACATCATTATCGTTAAATGTCCATCTAGGAGATTCATCAGTAGCAAAAAAAATGCTATGAGGATTTTGAATTTTTCCTTGCAAAGAAGCATCTGAATAAACACATGATAAATATAAGCTAGTCGTATCATCATCTTCTCTTCTCTCAACTAAAAGTATTCTAGAATTTTCAATGTCAGTAGCAATAGGATTAGAGGTAACATTTGATGATTTAGTAGAAAACTGTATTAATATTTCAGGTCTTACCTTGTTAATAATATCTTTTGCTGTATCTTGCAGAGCATCTTGAATTGCTTGTTCGTTTGCTGAAGAATCATCAGAACCAAGACTTGCTGTTGCTCCTATTATGTCTTCTATTCTTACTTGAAAAGTAGCCATTAATCATCTGCTCCAGTTAAATTGTTTATTGAACCATTCTCTGTTGTTACAAAAACCTGCATAGGATTTGGTATTAAATGAGGCATAGGTTCTTTTGCCCTTGAGGTTTCAATGTATTCCTGTTCTAGTTTTTTTGCTAATCCCATATGCCCGCTACCAACTTGAAGATTTCCTCCAAGATTTAAAAAATGACCTAGTGTATTATGAATAGCTGCTGGAATTAGTTGTTCTGGCAAATCTATTCTACTAGACATACTTGATTTTTGTTCTGGTTTAGCATAGTAATAAACTTTTAAAGGTGTACTAGCATCAGGGTTTTTTGTTAATAAAATTTTATGAGTATCTTCTTGCCATATTCCACCACTAGAATACGCTGTTGTTCCGCTTGAAGAATCTACTGCTACAGAAAAACTATTGTCATCTACTTTAGTAACTGCAAGTCTTTTGCTGTTTAAATGAGAAATTTTACTTGCTGTTGTATAATGACCTTTTATTTCACTAAATACTACAAAGTCTCCTGTGCTAAGTCCGTGAGAAGCAGATGTTACAACACTTGGAGAAGCTGAGCTAACTCCTGTAATTGAACCTGTAGAAAAATCTGTTTTAATATAGTATCCAATATTTGAAATATCATCATCATCAACATTAGAAATAACTGCTGATTCATCAACAAAAGGAACATCTTTTTGGTCTAGCTCTACTTTGTAAATCTGTCCTGAATAATTAGATTTTGTAAAAACATGCTCTTTGCCTCCAGAAGAAA